CATGGTGGTCTTTCGGTCAGGTTGTGACGAGCGAAGGCCGGCTGGCCTCCAGGATCTGCGACTGGATCGCCTCGGCAGCGAGCAGCCGATCGCGCAACGCGTTGAAGCCGGCCTGGTCGATGCCGGCGAGGCTCTGGATGTTGCGGACGATGGCGCGAAGTTCCTCCAGCATGCTGGAGACCTCTGCCGCCGCAGCGGTGCCTGCAGCCGGCACTGCGACCACGCTGCCCGATGTGGTGGTGATCTGCGGCAGCGGGATTGGCGCGGTGACCGCGGCGATGCCGCCGCTGAAGCGCCCGGCGAGCGCCTCGTCGATCGACATCAGCAACGCCACAGCCTCGCTGGTGTTCGTGGCCGTCGTCTCGGAGGCGGCGACTTGCGCCTCCAGCGCGGCGATCTGCGGGTCGATCGTCTGGCCGATCTGCGACGCGAACTCCTCGAGCGTGCCCGTGACGTTGCCGAAGATCGTGGCGGCGCGGCCGGTGCCGCCGAAGGCGCTGGTCGCCTCGTCGATGAGCAGCTGCGCATTGCGCTGCAGATTGCCGATTGCGACCTGATCGCCGCCGCGGGCGCGCACGACCGTGGAATCGAACAGGCGCTGGGCCTCGGCCAGTTGCTGCTGCGCGCTAAGCGGCGAGCGGTCGCCGATGCGTAGCTCCGACGTGAACTGCGGGATGCCGGCCAGCACGTCGCGCAGGCTCTTCGCGGCGTCGAGTTGCTCGCGCAGGCTGTCGATCGTCGTGTCGCCGAGTTCCTGCTGTAGCCGGGACTCTTCGGAGATGCGCTCTGTGATGATGCCGGTCAGGCGCTCGGCCACGGCCACCGGGTCGGCGGCGGTGGACAGCTGCCCGAAGAGCGTCGCCTCTGTCGACCGCAGGCGGGCGATGCGCTCCTGCGGCGAGAGGGACGAAAGCCGCGCCTGCTCGATCTTCTCGGCCAGCGTCGTGCTCCGGTACTCGGCGACGGCCGTGGCGGTGCCGCGCAGCACGTCCTGCAGCCGCTCCCACAGCGGCAGCGATTCGAGGATCGCCTCGCGGCCGTCCAGCGTGGCGCTGAGGAACAGCCGCATCACGTCGTCCCGGGTCGACCCCTGGATGCCGGCCACCGTGCCGCCAGAGATGCCGCCAGCGGTCAGGATCTCGTTGATGCGCGTCGTCAGGTAGTCGGCCAGCGCCTGCCCGGAGAGGAAGTCCCCGACGACCGAGTCGACGCCGCTGGCGATGGAGCGCTGGCGGGCAGCCAGGGCCTCGGCGGCCTGCGCGGCTTCCTCGGCGGCATCGGCGGCCAGCTTGGCGGCGTCGGCCTGGTCCTCCAGCGCCTTGATCATGTCGTAGATCTCGGCGTTGGTCCTTCCCATGACCACGACGGTGTCGTCGAGGGCTTCGCGCTCCTGTGCGCGAATGGCGGCCGTGTCGCCCTGTGCCTGCAGTAGTTCCGTGTCGAGCTGCTTCCGCTGCTGGGTGATGTCGGCGAGCTTTGCGGCCGTGTCGCCCGCCGCCGTCTGCAGCGCGTCGAAGGCGTCGCTGACGCCGATCAGCGCCGCGAAGGCCTTGCGCCCGCTGTCGGTGGTGAGGTCCTGCGCCTCCACCAGCGCGCGGAAGTCGTCGCGCGTGGCCGGCAGCGTGAGCCCGAGCTCGCCCAGCGTGTCGCTGATCTGCTCCGTCGCCCGGCCCGCGCGCTCGGCCTCCGAGTAGAACTTGCTGTAGTAGGTCGCCGAGGCCTGCGCGAACGTGCCGGCATCGCCGAACAGGTCGGCCAGCGCGGTGGCCGCCTTGCCGCCGTCGATGCTCGTGGCCAGCGCCTGCAGGCCCAGCTTCTCGAGCGACTGGTTCACCGTCAGCAGCGTGCCGCCGACGCGCTCGATCGTCTGCGCAACGGTCTCTCCGCTGCGGCGGAACGGCTCGACGTCGGCCGCGAAGCTCCCCAGCAGCGCGTCGGCGTACTGCTGCAGCGCCTCGGCGATCGCCTTCGAGTTCTCTTCCGCGTTGTCGGTGATCTTGACCTTGATCTGCGCGGTGACGCCGGCCAGGTTCTCGGCTGGCAGGCCCAACGCGGCGCCGTACTTCGCCGCCAGATCGGACAGCGACTTCGCGCCCTCGTCGAGCGCTTTGTCGAGGTCGCCGGTGATCGCCTCGCTGATCTGGCTGCGGCGGTCGCTGCGGAAGAGTCCGCCCTTCTCCAGCACGTCGGTGACGGTGGAGCCGGTGAAGTTGCTGCCGGTGATCGTGCCCTCGATGCCGCGGCCGGTCACCTCTGGGGCGCGTCGCCCGAACAGGCGATTCACGACGCCGCCGATGATGCCGCCCACGGCCGCGCCGACGGCGGTGCCGATCACCGGGACGATGGAGCCCACCACCGCGCCGATGGCGGTGCCCGCGTTGACGGTGCCGTTACCGGAGCCGCCGAAGGCCGCGTAGCCGCCGCTAATGGCCCGGCCGCCGTAGACGCCCACTGCGGCACCTGCTGCGGCGCTGGCGGCCGATCCGAAGGTCGAAGCCGTGCCGGCGCCGCCGTTCGCGCCCACCGTGCCGGCGGCTGTGCCGTAGCCCTGCGCGCCGGCCTGCGCTTCGATCAGCGCCGCATTGACGCTGCCGCTGGAGCCGCCACCGAACACCGAGGTGTAGAGGCCCTGGGCCTGCGCGCCGACGCCGGAGAAGCCCGACGCGAACCCCTCGTAGATGCTCTGCCCGGCCTGGAACAGCGTCGAGGCTTGCTGCGCCTGCCCGAAGGCGCCCTGAGCGACGGTGCCCTGCGCGTTCGCGCCCAGCGAGGTGCCGGCCAGCACGCCAGCGATGGGCCGCACGAACGGCTCCAGCAGCGGCCGCAGCGCCAGGTTCCGGAACAGGCCCTTCAGGTAGTCCGCAGCCGACCGGCCGCCCTGGATCAGCGCGTCGGTCAGGCCCTGGCTCAGCTGGTCATAGGCGCGCTCGTAGGCCTGCTGGAACTCCTTCGCAGACTTCTCGGCGGACTCGCGCGCGTTCTTCGTCTGGAGAGCGGTCAGCAGTCCCTGGCGGGCGTCGATCTCCTCGTTGATCTGCTTCACGCGCTGCGGGTCGCCGGAGGACGCCGCGGCCTGCTCTTCGAGGCGGGCGATCGTGACGAGCTCGATGGCCTCGGCGAGGCTCACGTTGCGCTCGGCGGCGATGCGGACGGCCTCCTCCTCGTCCTGCAGCTTGCGGGCGCGGTCGTCGATGCTGGCGATGCCACGCAGTCGCGCCTCCTCTTCGCGGGCGATGGCGTCGATCTGCTGCTGGATCGCCTTCGCCTCCGCGTCGGCGTAGTCCTGCTCGGCCTTGACCTGCTTCTGGAGCGTGTCGATGCGATCCTGCGCGGCGACCCGCTGCGCGATCTCCGCGGCGACGGCCTGGCGCTGCACGAAGGTGAGCTTGTCGGCCTTGTCCGCGAACTGGTCGATCAGCCGGATCTGCAGCTTGCGCGCCTCGCTGACCTTGCCGCCAGTGCGCAGTTCCTCGTCCTGGATCTGCGCCAGCTTGAGCAGGTCGCGGATGATGTCGCCGTAGGGGCTCTCGACCTTGGCGCCGATTGCCTTGTTCGCGTCGGCGATGGCCTTCTTCGCCTCCTGCGCGGCAGTCTTGGCAGCGATGGCGCCTTCGGTCTGGTTCAGCAGCGAGCGGTTGAGTCCGGCGCGCTCGGCGAGGTCGCCTTCCCGCTCTTGCAGCTGCGTCGACACCCGTCGACCGCCACGCGCGCGCAGGCGCATGTCCTCTTCTGTCCGCGATAGGCGCTCGTTGACGCCGGCCAGCCGCTCCTCGAGCGACTGCTCGCGGCCTATGTTCAGCATCGCGTCCCAGGCGCCCTTGGCTGCGCCCATCACGCCACGCCAGCTGCGCTCGATGATGCCCAGGCGCTGCTCGAGCTGCCCGGTGCGACCGATGACCGCGTCGGCGTAGGTGGTCTGCGCCAGCGCGGCCGCCTCGGCGGTCTTGCCCTGCTCGGCCAGCGCGCGGATCTGCTTGTAGACGCTCGCGGTGAGGAAGTTCTCGGCCTCGTTGAGGCGCTCGACGGCCTTGACCGGGTCGCGGCCGAGGTCGGAGAACTTCTTCGCCGTCTCGCTGGCGGCCGGGCCACCGACGCGCGCCAGGCCGATCGCGGCTTGCGTCGCCTTGCCCAGCAGCGAGGCGGCCACGTCGCCGGAGCTTGCCAGCTGCGCGAGAACCGCGGCCGCCTCGCCCTGGGTGCCGGCGATGGCGGCCTGCGCCTTCGCGAGTTCCTTCAGCTGGCCGGTCGTGGTGCCGGCAGCGTTGCCGGAGAGGACCAGCGCGCGGGCATAGGCCTCGGTCTCAGCGTGCCCCTTCGCGAATGCGATCGCAGCCACTGCGGCGGCGGCGGCCACGCCACCGAGAACGGCCGTCAGCGGCGAGATGCGCGCGCCGAGCCCCTCCAGGCCACCGAAGGCGATCCCGAGCTGCCCGACCCGCTGCGCCGCCTGCGACAGCGGCCCGCCGGAGGCGCCGCCGATGACCGACACTGCGTCGCCGAAGTTGCGTGTCAGCAGACGCGCCTGTCGCGACGTGAGTTCGGTGGCCGCGCCGAGCTTGCCGACGCTGCCGGCGGCAGCATCCTGCGCGGCCTTCGCCTGGTTCAGCCGGTTGATCAGCGGCCCGTAGACCGACTCGCTGATGCCCTGCTGCTGGGCCTGCCACTTCCGGTATTCGGAGCGGCTCAGCGTGAGCGCAGCGATCTCGCGCTCGACGGCAGCGGTGAAGCGCTTCGACGCTGCCTCGCTCTTCGCCGCAGCCTTCTCGGCACCGTCGCCGATGCCGCTGGCTGCCGCGCCGGCCTTGCCCGCCGACTGGACCGCGCGACGCTCGAACGTCTCCGCGGCACGCGTCATCCGGTCCAGTTGCGCGACGAAGCCAGACCCGTCGGCCGAGACTTCTAGCGCACTGGAGCCTGCAACGTCGTCAGCCATGGGTGTCAGTCCTCATCGCGTTTGTTCAGCAGCTTTAGCGCTTCGCCTTCCAGCCATCGCAGCGAGTGGAAGACCTCTGGCATGTCGGCGGGCTCGACCACGATGCCGGCCCACTGCATGACGAGCGGCAGCGCCTCATAGCGCAGCCCGGTGTAGCCGCCCATGGAGCCGGGCTGCCACTGCGTGCCCATCTGCATGAAGATGTCGACGGCCTTGACGTTCTCGGGCCAGACCTCGACGGGCGGTTGCGCCGCATACGCGGACAGCGGAATCCCCAGCGCCTGCGCCTGCTCGGCGGACGGCAGGCGCTGGTAGAGGCGCTCCGCTACCGCGGTGAGTTTCCCAGGCGGCCATTCGCCAGCGCTTCGCGGTACGCCGTGCTGATGCGGTTGGCCGCAGCGCCGTGCAGGTTGCACAGCGCCTCCAGGTTCTCGGCGTTGAAGTCAAAGCCGTCGATGTTCCAGCCCTTGGCGATTTCGAGCAGGCCCTCGACGCTGTCTTCCAGTTCCTGAATTGCATCGCCGAGGTACTTGCCGGGCGCGAAGGCGTCGTCTTCGGCAGGCGGCTCGCCGATGCGCTCGCGCTCCAGTCGCTGACGCTCGCGCTCGGCCATCTGCGCGTCATAGCGCTCCTTCAGCCGCGCCACGCGGGCATCGGCGAGCTCGCCGAGTTGCTTGCGCGTGCGGTGGATGTAGTCGAACTCGACGTGCAGGGTGTCGCCGCTCGCGGTCGGGATCTCGACCGGAGCGGTGAACGTGATCGGGCCGGCGGGGAAGAGGTCGACCTTGACCTTCGCCGGCTGTTGCTTGGCGGCCATGTTGTGATTCCTCGGGGTGGGGCTTGTTCTCGGGGCCTGCCGATCAGGCGGCCGCGTAGACGGTGGGCTCGGCGCGCACCGCCATCGTCAGCGTGTTGACCTGCACCTGACCCTTCGTCACGGTCGGGACCGGGTCGAAGGAGACGAGCGCGAGGAAGTAGCTGAGCGAGCCGTCCGGGTAGGTGATCCGGAACGGGATCTCGTGTCTGTTCTCGCTGGCCGTGCGCAGGCCACCGAAGTGCGTCGCCGAGGTACCCTGGAACGCGACGCCGCAGCTATAGCGCCGCGGCGTGCGCGAGGTCGGGAACTCGTACTGGTCATCGCTGTCGAGGAACTCTTCCGTGATGAACTGCTGTTCACCGCCCTGGCCGGTGAAGTCCTTCACGTAGGGGATCTGCACCCAGAAGCCCGAGGGCACCTCCTGGATCGTGCCGGTGCCGGAGCCGGCCGGGAAGCGGGTCGTCGAAGAGGTGTCGATGCCCTCGAAGGTGACGTTGTTGTCGGTGTCCACGTCCTTCGCGCGGGCGATGCGCTTGTTCGCCTTCAGCCAGCCGCTGAAGATGACCAGGATGTCGTCGTCCACGATGCTGTGGCCGGAGGCCAGCACCGCAACCGCCTCGGTGGCGTTGCTGAGTGCGGACATGACCTTCGCGGTGCCGAGCGAGGCCAGCGCGCAGTAGGACAGGGTCGAACCGTCGGGAAGTTGAATCGCGGCCATGGTGGTGGGCCCTTTCAGATGGAAAAAGCCCGCGAGGCGGGCATTGATGGAGCCCCGCGAGGGGCAACGAAAAGGGCCGCCCCGTTGCCGGTGGCGGCCCCTGTTCCGAACGCGTCAGTCGCTAGTCAGCGAGCCAGACGCTGAAGTCCTGCCGTGCGCCGTAGAGCTTCACGGACTGGTCATAGATCGCGGTGAGCGCACCGATGGCGGTGGCCTGCAGCGATCGAGTGCCGAGGATCTCGACCTCGATCGCGCGCATGAGTTGGTTCGCTCCGAGCCGCGTCGAGTCCCAGGTGTTGATCTGGATGCGGGCATTGCGTAGCCCGGGGTGGCCACCTTCGAGGAAGGAGACCACCTGCCCGCCGATCTGCTGCCACGTCACAAAGGGCAGCGTCTGGCTCACGCCGACAGGCCGATAGTCGGGCCAGCAGCGGCCTCCGCACAGCCCGCGCAGACGCTCGCCGATCGCTGCCTCGAAGCTCATTGCCACCCCGTGTTCGATTCGCGCAGCGCCTGCATGTAGCGCTCGCGCATGGCTTCCAGGGACTGCGTGCTGGTGGCATCCAGCGTCGGCCGGATGTACGGTGCCGCGGGAACGAAGACCGGCGCCGGCAGCGGCCGGTCCTTCAGCGTGACGAACTGGCCGTCGATCTGCACGACCGCGTACGGCTGCCAGTGCCCGAACTCCACGAGGTGCCAGTGCGGCGCCTTGCCCTTGTTCGGCCCGACGACGTAGACCTTCTTTGCGTCGGTCGACTTGCGGTCGAGGAAGAACTGGTAGAT